TTTGGGAGAATGTATATAGTTCAAAGACATATATGTAGTGTTTTCATGTTGATAACAACATATATTAATATTATTAATAATATTTCTTACATTAGGGCTTGACATATGATAGAATGGCGGTATAATTACTTATAGTATAATACTTAGAGGTATTAATACTTAATAGATAATAATACTTAATAGTTATTATTATTAATAGTTATATTCTTTAAGGTATATGTAAATTTTTTTCTGTCGTAGGTAATAAAATCCTTGACATCGAATTTTCAAAACGTATAACTAAGGATAATTATTTTGCCCAAGATGTATTCTCACGACAATGTAATCGAAGAGTTCTATAAAGCTCTTGCAGATGAAGACGAGGGCAGACTTAGAAGAGTTCATATCCCAAGGTCAGATGTATTTTATGTACGAAAGAAGATACACGAAGACACTGGGATAAAATATTCTTTAGATCATGTAGAACGTGCAATGTACCTAGAGGGTATGTTGGAACGAAAAGACGTATTTGAACCAAGAAGAAAAAGAGATTGGGAATAATGGTAGAAGAGTATGACCTAGATAAGAACGGTAAGCTAGATGCCGAAGAGCGTGAGATTTACCTAGAAGACAGACGTAGAAAAATGGAAGATGAAGATGCCAAGCGTGATGCTCAACGCAACATGACTTGGTTTGCTTTATCTGGAATGGTACTATACCCTATGGGTATCTTTCTTTGTACGTTACTTAACATGGATACAGCAGCAATGTTGATAGCAGACATAGCTAATATTTATGTCGTATCAGTATCAGCACTTGTTGGCGCATACTTTGGCTTTACTGCAATGGGAAATAAGAAATGATAGGACAATTACTTGGACCAGTATCACAATTAGCAGGTACGTGGTTAAATGGTAAGGTAGAAGAAAAGGCTGCACAGAATAAAGTGAAGGTAGCCAAGGCAGAAGCGGAAGCTCAGATAATGCTTTCAGCCGCTACGTCAGAAGCGGAGTGGGAAAAGATAATGGCCCAGGGTACTCAGAACTCGTGGAAAGACGAGTACCTGGTTTTACTTTTTTCAATCCCATTAATTTTGGCATTTTTACCTTTTGAATGGGCTAACGCAGCAGTAGCTAATGGCTTCGCTGCATTGGAGTCCATGCCCCAGTGGTATAGCTATACCTTGGGTGTAATCGTGGCAAGTAGCTTCGCTGTAAGATCAGCCACTAAATTTTTCGGGAAATAAACATGGCATTTAGATTATCAAATAGATCACTAGACAAACTAGAGGGTGTCCACCCTGACATGGTGGAGACAGTAAAAAAAGCTATAGAACTGACGAAAGTAGATTTCGGAGTTACGTATGGTGTAAGAGATTTAGCAGAGCAGGAACGTTTGTTTAAATCTGGCAGATCCCAGACTATGAATAGTAAACACCTGATACAAGACTCAGGATATTCACATGCAGTAGACGTAGTAGCTTATGATGGATCTAATGTCGTATGGGAATTAAATGTATACGATGATATTGCTGATGCAATGAAAGCAGCAGCGAAAGAAGTTGGTTGCGCTATCAAATGGGGTGCAGCTTGGTCAGTGGGTAATATCGTAGACTATGGTGGTACAATGGAAGAAGCAATGAATGAATACATTGACCTTCGTAGATCACAAGGCCGTAGGCCATTTATTGATGGACCTCACTTTGAATTGATGGTATAATAATGTCTATACCTGAACGTGTAAAAACCAAAATGAAAGAAGAGGGTTTGAAAGGTGTAAACAAGCCTAAAAGAACTCCTAGTCATCCTACAAAGTCACATTGTGTAATGGCAAAAGAAGGTGACACATATAAGTTTATTCGTTTTGGTCAGCAAGGTGTAAAGGGTGCAGGTAAAAACCCTAAGTCTAAAAAAGATAAAGCACGTAAGAAAAGTTATTATGCTAGACATAATGCTCAAGACTCTAAGCCTAGTAAACTAAGTGCTAGGTATTGGTCACATAAGGTTAAGTGGTAATGTGGTTAGCTGTAGTACTAGCGTGTAGTACACCGTATGCTCAGTCATGCATTGTGTTTGCGAAACAAGATGATTTGTTTCCAACAGAAAAAGCATGTAAAGAAGAAGTAGATATGGGTGTAGATATAATGGAAGCACAAGGTTTCTTTGCTAGACCTGCTTGTTTTAAGATAGGAACAAGTCTATAAATGCCTTACTTAACAAGTAGTATTCCTCACTTTAAAGCGTGGGTACGGAGAGAATATACAAAAAACTTAGAGGAATATCATGGAGAGTTCCTACATTGCATGGTCATTGGTGTCACTACTATGCCAAACAGGACTCTTAGCTTTCAAGTTATTTTTACAGGTTGTGAGTCTGATGATAGTGATAGCCCCAATATACATGGTGGTGCGATGTGGGCTAGATTACCTCTTGTAGCACTTGTAGCAGATACACCGTTAGACGAATGGCCTCAACAATTACCACCATACTTGGCGCAGCCTTGGGATTGTATGTCGCATTATCATGCAGTTTACAAACTGGAGAGAGCGACCCCAGCACCTTGGATAGCGAAAGTAGATGGGGAGTTTTATCCAGCTAAATATTATTTTACAGTAGACTACACAGATAGTGAAGTTGCTGATGATCCAGCCCAACACAAACAATCTCATGTATTAGAGTTGTTAGATGCTGGACAATACACTGGTAACATAGTTGCGTTGCCCAATAACAGAGTGAGAGTAACTCACCCAGCGTGGTTTGAAACTGGAGAAGGTGCTCCAGACTTTAAACCTAATCAACATATGTTTAACTCGAAAGAAAACGTAGACTATGTATGGGATACGCAACGAGTGTTTAACAATTTATACAGTGAGGATAAGGAATATCAATGATGAAGAAAAAAGGTTATGCTAAAGGTGGCATGAAGAAAAAAGGTTACGCAATGGGTGGCCTTAAATCAGTACCTACAGGTAATACAGGTTTAAGCAAATTACCTGAAGGGGTGCGTAACAAAATGGGTTATATGAACAAAGGTGGTATGACTAAGAAAAAAGGTTATGCTAAAGGTGGTATGAAAAAGAAAGCATACGCCAAAGGTGGCAGAGTAGCTATGTATAATGTAGGTGGTATGGTTAAATCTTCTGGCACAATGAATACTGGTATTAGAACTGCCAAAGACACTTACAATAAGTAAAGGATAAAACAATGGCTATGTCACTTCGTTCATATATGAACGCTCAACTAAAAGCAATGGGTAAAACAGTTAAACAAGCTCAAAAAAATGCTCATAAATATAAAAGTATTGCAGCAGCTAAAAAAGCTGGATCACTTTATTACACAGATAAAAATGGTAAAATAATGGCTGCAGTATATGCAGAAGATCTTAAAAAGTCTGCTCCTAAACCAAAACCTAAACCAAAACCAAGACCAAAGGTTACTTCTAGACCTCTTAACAATGTTAAAGGTGGTCGTGGTGATGGTACTACGGAAAGAAATACAAGACTACTTGATCCAAAGTCACCACAAAATAAACCTAATATAGGTATGAGTACAAAAGAACTTAGAGCAAGGCAAAGAAAATTACGAACAAAAGTAGCTAATGCTAGAGCTAAAGGTAAAGATGATAAAGCTGCATCAAGAGAAATAGCTCAAATTGACAAGATGATTAAACAAAGGACAAGATAAATGAAAAAATTACTACTAGCATCTGCAGTTGCAGTTGCAGCCACATCAGCATCAGCAATGGACTTAGGTTATGGTTTATCTGTCGGTGCTGAAACAGAACTTACTTACACTACAGGAACAGAAGTCTGGACAATGGATGTAACACCATCTGTTGGTTTAGGTGCATTAGGGGCTTCTTTTACTGCTGAAACAACTATAGATGTATTAGACCTAAATAATGGTGATATCTTTACTGGTGTAGATTGGAAAGCTGAGTATGTGTGGAAAGGCATGACAACATACACTAAAGTATCATCAGATGCAGACTTTGAGTTTGGTGATATCACAATGGGTGCAAAGATAAGTTTCTAAATGGCTATACTTTCTTCAGCTAAATATTTTTCAAAAGCTAAAGACTTATCTGCTACATCAGGTGGGGCAAGTGGTGACGTAATATACACTTGCCCTAATAATTTTATTTCACTGGTAAAATTTTTGCATGTATCAAATGGTGCAACAGGTGCTAAAAAATATAGCTTACAGTGGTATGAAGCAGCTACAACTACTTATCATAGTATTGTAGATGAAGTAAGTTTGGCAGCAAGTACAAATGAAAAAGTAATAGAAGCTGGTTCGTTTCTTGCTTTAGCTGAAGGTGATAAAATAATTGGTTTTGAAGAAAGCAGTTCTGATTTTCAGATAATAGTATCTGGAGAAGAATACTATCAACCTACTGCATAACGGCATTGCAATATTGTCTGTAGTATGTTATAAATAAATATGTAAAACTACTCCTGCCTAACAAAGGTAATACAAAGGAGATAGTTATGAGTATTAAACAATTTTTTAAAAACGCTTGGAAAAAGCATGAGATCGCCCAACAAAGACGTGCAGACTTTAGAATACTGCAAATGATGAGTGATAAAGATCTAAACGATATAGGTATAGGAAGAGGCGATATAAGGAGAGTTATATATGCCGAAGAAGAAAAGCACAGTTAACGCAGCAGGAAACTATACAAAACCTACTATGCGTAAAAACCTAGTAGCTAGAGTAAAAGCTGGTAGTAAAGGTGGAAAACCTGGACAATGGTCAGCAAGAAAAGCTCAAATGGTTGCAAAGCAATATAAAGCAAAAGGTGGAGGATACAAATGAGAAGATACTTAAAAAGACTTTGGTGTGCTTTACTAAACCGTAAATGTAATCCAGAGTGTGATTGTTGCTAGATGGCATTATCTAAATCACAAAAAAGTTTAAAGTCTTGGACAAAACAAAAATGGAGAACCAAAAGTGGTAAACCATCTACGCAAGGCTCTAAAGCTACTGGTGAACGTTACCTACCTACTGCGGCTATTAAGTCTCTTAGTGCTAGTGAGTACGCAGCCACTTCCAGAGCAAAACGAAAAGGCACTAAGGCAGGTAAGCAGCATGTGGCTCAACCTAAGAAAATTGCAAAAAAAACCAAAACCTTTAGAGCCGCAAAAGGTGGAACTGTAAGGAAAAGAAAATGAATCGTAACCTCACAGAAAAACAAGAAACATTTTTAAATGTTTTGTTTGAAGATGCAAATGGTGATTTTGCTACAGCTAAAAGAATGGCTGGCTATTCTGATAATGTAGCAACTTCATCTGTTGTTAATGCATTACAGGAAGAGATAGCAGAAAGAACTAAAAAGTTTATTGCTTCTACTGCAACTAAAGCTGCTTTTTCTATGAGACAAATTATGGAAAGCCCTACTGATTTAGGTAATAAAGAAAAAATGGCAGCAGCAAAAGATATTTTAGATCGGGGTGGATTTAAAGCTACTGATAAAGTAGAAGTAGCTACCACAAGTCCACTTTTTATTTTACCGCCAAAAGATGAATAAAATAACTAAAACATGGAAACTTCCAGCCCCAGAAAAAGGGGAAGAGTTTGAATGGAGGTCTGTTGTAAGAGTCGGCAGACATGTTCCATTTGGGTATGAGCAAGATCCTAATGATCCTGATATATTACTTCCTATATCAAATGAATTAAATTTGTTAGAAGAAGCAAAAAAGTATCTAAAACAATATAGCTACAGAGATGTATCTGCTTGGTTAAGTGAACAATCAGGTAGATATATATCACATGTAGGATTAATGAAAAGAGTTACCATTGAGCGAAAACGTCAGAGAGAAGCTGCAAACCAACGCCACCTTGCTGAAAAATACAAAAAAGCCCTCGAAAAAGCGAAGAAGCTTGAAGCAGAAAGACTCGGTGGAAAAGAACTTAGAACAGCCTCTGGTGTATGAGGTAGAAGAATCTGCACCTCAAGAGATTGTTTTTAAACCTAACCCAGGCCCACAGACAGAGTTTTTGTCGTCAACAGAACAAGAAGTTTTATATGGTGGATCTGCAGGTGGTGGTAAAAGCTATAGTTTAGTTGTAGATCCTGTAAGATATTTTAATAACCCACATGCAAGAATGTTGTTGGTTAGGAGAAGTACAGAGGAACTAAGAGAACTTGTTTCTATTTCTAAGGAACTATATCCTAAAGCAGTTCCAGGTATTAAGTTTATGGAAAGGGATAAGACTTGGGTAGCACCATCTGGTGCAACACTATGGATGTCTTATTTAGATAGAGATGACGATGTTATGCGATATCAGGGTCAAGCCTTTAACTGGATTGGTTTTGATGAACTTACACAATGGCCTAGCCCTTATCCTTGGAATTATATGAGATCAAGACTACGTGCTACAAAAGCAAGTGGTCTTCCTTTATATATGAGAGCTACTAGTAACCCTGGGGGTCCAGGCCACCAGTGGGTAAAGAAAACATTTATAGACCCAGAAGTACCAAAGAAGAGTTTTTGGGCACAAGACTATGAAACAGGTGAAACAATCGTATGGCCTAAAGGTCATACTAAAGAAGGTGAACCACTCTTTAAACGAAGGTTTATACCTGCCACTTTGTTTGATAACCCATACCTAGCGGAAGATGGAATGTACGAAGCTAACTTGCTTTCGTTACCAGAACATCAAAGAAAACAACTACTAGAAGGTAACTGGGATGTAAACGAAGGTGCTGCATTTCCAGAGTTTAATCGTAAGATACATGTAATAAATCCTTACGATATACCAAATAACTGGGTAAAGTTTAGAGCATGTGATTATGGTTATGGTTCTCATACAGGTGTTCTATGGTTTGCTGTAACTCCAGATGAACAACTTGTCGTATATAGAGAAATGTACGTATCTAAAGTTACTGCTACAGATCTAGCAGATTTAGTTCTGGCAGCAGAAGAAGGTGATAAAATAAGATACGGGGTACTTGACTCTTCTTTATGGCATAAACGTGGTGATACTGGACCTAGCCTAGCAGAACAAATGATTATTAAAGGTTGCCGTTGGAGGCCATCTGACAGATCAAAAGGTTCTCGTGTAGCAGGTAAAAACGAATTACATAGAAGATTGCAAGTAGATGATTTTACAGAAGAACCAAGATTAGTTATATTTAATAATTGTAAAAATTTAATTTCACAATTACCTGCACTACCATTAGATAAAACTAATCCAGAAGATGTAAATACAAATGCTGAAGATCACCTTTACGATGCTTTGAGATATGGTATAATGACTAGACCACGTAGTAATCTTTTTGATTTTGCACCTACAGAAGGTTCTGGATTTCAAATAAGCGATACTACTTTTGGGTATTAAGATGATTGTAACTTGCCCAAAGTGTTCTATAAATTATAATACAGATAAATTTAATAGTTGTCCTAATTGTCAAGAACAATATGATTTTGATAATGGACCTTGGAAAACAATAAAGGATAACCAATAATGGAAGAAGATTTTGAAGAAACAATGGATTCTGCAGATTCTACTGCAATAGAAGATAGCAAAGAAGATTCTTACACAGATCCTCTTGTTGGAACTATTGTTGGTTTAATTCAAGATAAATACAAAAAAGCATCTACAGCTAGAGAAACAGAAGAACAAAGATGGGTAAAAGCATACCGTAACTATCGTGGTTTGTATGGGCCAGATGTACAATTTACTTCTACAGAAAAATCTAGGGTGTTTGTTAAAGTAACTAAAACAAAAGTTCTTGCTGCTTATGGGCAGATTGTAGAAGTTCTCTTTGGTAATAATAAGTTTCCAATATCAATAGAACCCACAACACTTCCTGAAGGTGTTGCAGAGTCTGTACATTTTGAAACAGATGAAAATCTTAAAAAAGCTTCAGGTATAACTAAAGAGGATATGCAACCACTTCCAGGTGAAACTTATCAACAGGTACAAGAAAGACTTGCTGGATTAGAAGATCAATTATCTCCTGTAACTGAGATAATTAAAGAAGGGCCAGGAACGACTGCAACTCAGATAACTGTACATCCTGCTATGATTGCAGCTAAGAAAATGGAAAAGAAGATACATGACCAACTAGAAGAATCAAATGCTAATAAGCAACTACGTGTAGCAGCATTTGAAACTGCATTGTTTGGCACTGGTATTATGAAAGGCCCATTTGCAATAGATAAAGAATACCCTAGTTGGTCAGAGGACGGTGAGTACAGTCCTGTATTTAAAACTATACCCCAAACTTCTTCTGTATCTATTTGGAATTTTTATCCAGATCCTGACGCAGCAAATATGGATGAGGCAGAGTATGTCGTTGAAAGACATAAAATGTCTAGGTCACAAATAAGAAATTTAAAAAACAGACCTTTTTTTAGAAGCAATTCTATAGACAATGCAATTAAACTTGGTGAGTCCTACACTAAAGAGTGGTGGGAACAAATAATGGAAGATGATGCTCAAGAAACAAATCCAGAAAGATATGAGGTTCTTGAGTTTTGGGGTAATGTAGACACTGACATTATAAAAGAACATAATGTAGATATACCAAAAGAATTTAAAGATTTAGATGAAGTTAGTGTAAATATTTGGGTTTGTAACAATCAAGTTTTACGTTTAGTTATTAATCCTTTTACACCTGCAATTATTCCATACTATGCAGTACCATATGAAATAAACCCTTACAATCTTTTTGGTATTGGTTTAGCAGAAAATATGGATGATACGCAAACTCTTATGAATGGTTTTATGCGTATGGCAGTAGATAATGCTGCACTGTCAGGTAATATGTTAATAGAGGTAGACGAAACTAATCTAACTCCAGGTCAAGATCTATCTGTATATCCAGGAAAAGTATTTAGAAGACAAGGCGGTGCTCCTGGGCAAGCTATTTTTGGAACAAAGTTTCCTAACGTATCTAACGAGAACATGCAGATGTTCGATAAAGCAAGGGTATTAGCAGATGAATCAACAGGTTTCCCATCTTTTGCACATGGTCAAACAGGAGTTCAAGGAGTGGGGCGTACTGCTTCTGGAATCAGTATGCTTATGTCTGCTGCTAACGGCAGCATACGTAATGTTGTCAAAAATGTGGATGATTATTTACTAAGCCCATTAGCAAAAGCTTTTTATAGCTTTAATATGCAGTTTGATTATGATCCAGAAATTAAAGGTGATTTAGAAATTAAATCTAGAGGAACCGAAAGTCTTATGGCAAATGAAGTTCGTAGCCAAAGACTAATGCAGTTTTTACAAGTTGTGCAAAACCCAGTGCTTGCACCATTTGCTAGAATGGATTATGTTATTCGAGAAATTTGTAAATCAATGGATCTTGATCCAGATAAACTTGTTAATTCTTTATCTGATGCTGCAATACAAGCTGAGATATTAAAACAATTTAGACAAGAAAATCCTGAAGCTGCACCACCTGAAGCTCAACAACAACAAGGTCAAGCACCAGCAGGTGCTCAAGCAGAAGATCCAACTGGGGCAGGTGGAGCAACTATAGGTACTGGTAATGTACCACAACCTGGAGAGCCAGGATTTGCAGCTAATAACCAAGGAGCACCAGTACAGTGAGCAACCTAAAACTAGTGGTAAATAATAAACCACAGTGGGATGCAATGCTAGATGAGATGTATTTTCGTATTGGCTTTGCACATAAACAAATAGAGCAACTAGACGATCCTGCAGAAATATTTAGATATCAAGGTGAGATACGTGCTTTACGTTCTTTAACTAGATTAAGGGATAAAGTAAATAATGAATAGTAGTTTAGTTCCTAAACCTAGACCTAGAAGTAAAACAAAAGATACTACACTTCGTGGTAGACCTGTTTGGATTGATAAGACAGGGGATATAACTGGTGAAAAAGGTACTCGTTATTCTGAAGTAACTACGACTATACCTTGGGGAACTGAATGGATTACTGCTCCTAGTATTGATAAGGACGGTTCTAGGTTATCTGATGAAGAAGTAAAACAAAAATTAAAGGACAACGAAGGTAGAGATTTTATTACTGGAGAAAAGCTACCAACATTTGAAAGTGAACCAGAAGCTACTGCATATGCTGAGTGGCGTTCAGACACAATGTTTGATTTGGAAGAAATAGAAAAAGGTTACCCAGAAAAAGTATATGAAAATGTAGAACCTGAAAAAGAAGAAAACAGTTTTATGTATGACATGGGTAGTTATGCAAAAGGTATCGGTAAAGCTTTAGCTGCCATAGGTTTGCGTAGATATGGTGTAGATTATTATCCTACTGCAGATGGTTTCTTTAAAGGTGGTGATGTACAAAAAGAAGATCCTGCTTTAAAATTTAAAAGAAGATCTACAGTAACTGACCAAAGTATAAATGATGCAATAAATGCACAACCTAAAAAAGGTATGGGTTATGTAGAATTATTAGTAGATAATATTGTTGGTTTAGATAATGAGTATGAATCTTTTGGTGAAAAACTTGGTACAGAGTTTAATAAAGATGAACTTGGTTTTCTTAAAAATATAGCAGTAGGTGCATATGAAGGTGCAAAAGAATTTGTAACAAGTCCTGTTGATACAACTAAAAGTGTTGTAAAAGATATTGCAGACAGTGTACAAAGACTTGGTACTGAAGATTTAGATATGCGACTTAAACGTTTGTACAATGTTACGTATGCAGATGCTACAGATGAGCAAGTAAACAGAGCTAGAGAAAGTGTATTCGGAGATGCACTTACAGCTTTAGAGTTAGTTCCTGCTGGTGCTGCTACAGCAGTTGTTGCAAAGCAAGCACTCAAATCAGGTGCAGGAAAACAAGCAATAGATTTTGCTAAACGTATTGAGGTTGATCCTGATGCTGTAGGTTCATTAGGTGGTAATATTAGATTAACACCAAAAGATACATCAGACTTTGATAGATCTCAGATAACACCAGTACAAAGAAAACGTACTGATACATTACCTAAAAGTGAAGTTTCTCCACTTACAAAAGAAAGTACAGACAAAAGACTTTTTGAAACTGGTGTTGTAGATTTTTTTTATGACAGCGATCCAGAATATATGACAGTTTCACCTGAAGCTGCTAGAGAAAGTTTTAGAAAAGATAAAGAATTTTATACAAGAGATTTTTATAGTTCTATAACTACTGCGTTAGAAAATAGAGTTGGTAAAAAAGGTATATCTGGTAAAGTAGCTAAAAAGTTTTTAGAAAAAAATGCACCTAATATAAACAAACAAGAGTTATATTGGTCAGGACTTCTTGATATATTAGAAGATGATAAGGTATATAAGAGAGATGAACTATTATCTCTTGCAAAAGAAAATACACCACAAGTAGAAATAGAAGTTCTTACTAATCCTAGATTTGAAGTAGGAGATCCAAGTAAAAGACCTAAATTTTTTACTATGCAAAGAATTACAAAGGCTATTAGGTTAAAAAATAATGATGGATCTTTAATATCAGAAAGACCTAGTTTTGAAGACTTTGATTATGCAGAAATATTAATAACAAATAAAAATAAAAAAGAGAGTTTTTATGATGGAGCATATGAGCATTGGGGAGAAAGTGGTGTTTTAGGTCATGCTAGAGTAACTTATATTAACCATAGAGATAAATCAGCCGCAGTTGTTGACGAATTTCAAAGTGATGCTGTACAAGGTGGTGGTATAGCAAGTAAACAAACAAGTGAGCGTTGGGCTAACATTAAAAAAGATCGAGATGATGGTCTACCAACTTTAGGTGATATAGGTTTACACTATGAACTTGAACTTTTCGATTTTGTTTCTTCTTATTTTCTTGGGAATGTCCCACTTAGTAAAAAATTTAAAGACGAAATAAAAAGATATAATTATGATTTTGATAGTATAACAGATCAAGAGGCTGCAGAAACTGCAATAAAAGTAGGTCTTACTGACACAGTTAAAAAACTTACAAAGTTAAAAGATAAACACATACGTAATGAAATTACTTATGGCGAAGTTGTTGATGAGTTAGCAAAAGAATTTAATTTAAAAACAAGTGCTATTAAAAGAAGAAGTATACAAGAAATAAGTGAAATTGATAATGCTTTTGCTAATGTTTTAGGTGATTATGTTTTTGGTAAATCTGTTGTAAGAAAACATGATAAAAACAACAATGGTGAAATGAAAGAAGATCTAGCAAGTATATTTAGTGCAATAAATGTACAAGATTTTACTGATCATTTAGTACCTTTAAATTTAACTGGTTCAGTTCGCACTGCTTTATTGGGTGTAATTAAAGATGCAAAAGAACGTGGTATAAATAAAATAATTATTCCTCCTGTAGAATCACTTATGAAAGTTAGACGAGGTGGTTCTAAACCAGCTTTTAAAGCAACGTATGAAGATGCAGCTATTAAAGCTTTAAAAGAATTAAAATCAGAAACTAAAGGTAAAATAAATTTTGAAAGAAAAGAAGATGATCTTATATCATTTGAAGCAGGTTCTGACCCAATAATAATAGATGTTTCAGATTTTGAAATACCAGAGTTTGCACAGTTTAGATTTTATAAAGGTGGAGATGTACCTAAGAATAATTGGGAAAGACTTACACGTTGGATAAAAAGTAAATTAGATGAGATAGAGAATCCATTTAAAAAAGCTAATTATGATTGGGGTCCAGGAGTTGTACGTGCTTTTAAACAAATGGTAAAAATAGATGAACAAAGAGCTAAAGAAACTTTTCCAGATTTATATAGAAAACATATAAAAGGTGAGAAATTATACAATAAAGGTGGTGTCACAATGAAAGATCAAATGCAAATGGCCTTCATAGATGAGGGTGGACTAAGGGATGATGGAATGAATAGAGATCCTGTATCAGGTAATGAAGTTCCCTCTGGTTCTCTTGCGGAAGAAGTAAGAGATGATGTACCAGCAAGGTTGTCAGAAGGAGAGTATGTTGTTCCTGCTGATGTAGTTCGTTTCTACGGTGTAAAGTTTTTTGAAGATTTAAGAACTAAAGCTAAGATGGGCTTGCAAGATATGGAACAAAATGGTCGAATAGGTGGAACACCTATTAATGAGCCTACTCCTGCTAGATCTATGGATGAGGATTTAAGTTCTGAAGAATTTGAATTTTTACAAAGCTTAGTAGGTGACGAAAGAAATCTTGATGCTATGAGTCAAGAAATGACCTCACAAGCAACTGCTTTAAGTGAAGGTGGAGAAGTAAGAGGTTACTATGATTCTAGTATGGTTACTAATCCTTATCAACAACCTTATGTACCAGCATATGCTACCCCAGGGGCTATGACTGTTGGGATGAATGCACCATACATATATCCAGGATCAGGTGGTACTCCAGGGTATGGCCCACCACAAGCTCCACAAGAACCACCAGGTGGATGCCCTGAAGGAATGATGTGGAATGGAACTATGTGTGTTATAGATCCTAATTATGTCGCACCACAAAGAGGTGGTGGTGGCAGTGATGACGATGGTCCAGGGACTACAGCACCAGAACCAAAACCTTGGTATGAAGGTATAGATGTAAGTGACCCTTCAGGTTATCTCGATGGTTTATTGGGAGCACAACAAGAAGATCAAAGTATGATCGGTGGAATATTATCCAACATGCCTATCTTTAAAGCAGTTGGCAGTATTGGACATTTAAGTAATGTTGCCAAAGCTAGAGCAACAGTAGCTATGGCTAAAGTTACGGAAGTTAATGGTAAAGCTAAATACAGTGATGAAGAAATTTCTGCTATGGAAGCTAAGATTGATAAGTACATAGATGATAATAATGTTAATAGAAAAATTGCAGACTCTATAGCTTCTGGTAGAATGTTTACAACTAGTGGTATGGGTAACTTTGATAAAAATAAAGATGGTAAATTAGATTTCTTAGAAGAACTTGGTGGTAATATAAAAGAGAAACAACCAACAAAACCAAAACCTGAATATATTGATACTTCTAAACTTAAAGGAGTTTCAACAAGCACAACTTTTAAAAAAGATGGTGATACTGGAACTGAAACAGATGCTTTACGTAGACAAAGAAGTGATGAGAGTAAAAGTAATTTAGAAAAAATGATGGCTGATACTCGTAAAAGAGCTGATGCTATTAAAGCAGAAAGTAAGAAAACTGGTAAAAGTATTGCTGAAATTGGTAGAGCATCAGCACCATCAAGTGCAAGTAAAACTGCAAAACAAAAAGCCAAAGAAGAAGGTGATCCAAGAGGAATGTATAAAGGCGGCTTAATGTCTAAGAAAAAGAAAAAATAAGTTGTACAACCTATTAACCCTATCCTATACTGATAACGATAAGGCTACCCTATACTGATAACGATAAGGCTACTCAGCTACGGCTGACCCCAACATAAAAGGAGAAATACTATGCCTGAACTAGCAGAAATTGAAACCCCAAAAACTGCAGGATTTGTTGAACGTGGATCTAACTACGCCAAACGACAACAACGAATGGAAGACGAAGAAAAGGAGATTGCAGAGCTTGAAGCCCAACAACGTGGTGAAACTGAATCTAAAGAAGAAGTTACCGAAGAGAAAGAGGCCCATACAGAAGCTAAAGAAGAAACGCTATCTGCAGAAGAAAAATCTTTTAAAAAACGTTATGGTGATTTAAGACGCCATATGGGTGAAAAGGAAAAAGAGTGGAAAGAAAGACTTGAAGCTCTTGAGAATAGGTTAGAGAATACCTCTGTTACTCCACCTAAATCTGATGAAGATATTGCTGAATGGTCAAAGAAATATCCAGATGTTGCAGGTATAGTAGAAACTATTGCTGCTAAAAAAGCACAAGAAATGTTTAGTAAAGCAGAGAAAAGACTTCAAGAAATAGATGAAGTACAAAGCGAAGCTAAACGTATAGAACTAGAAGCAGAGATAAGACAGGAGCATCCTGACTTTGATGAGTTAAAAGCTGCAGATAAGTTTCATAACTGGGCAGAAGAACAACCTAAGTGGGTTCAAGATGCTTTGTATGAAAATGCAGATGATCCTGCTTCTGTAGTAAGAGTTATTGATTTATATAAGATAGATCACAAAATAACTAAAACAGATAAGAAAGCAAATAAAAAAGCTGCTGCTTCTGTTGTTACAAAAAGAACCAAGACATCTGTAGATGCTGATGAAGCTGGAAGTTACATTAAAGAATCTGATGTAGCTAAGATGTCTACTAAAGATTTTGAGAAAAATCAAGATAAAATAAACGAAGCTCTTAGGGCAAATAAGTTTATTTACGATATTTCTGGCACTGCCAGATAAAAGATGTTGACAAATTTAAATTTGTTAATATAACTAAGGTCATAGCAAACAGAGCCTCATTCAGACTACCTCTATGCTAACCTTTAAGAAAGTCTAAACTAACAAGAATCACCTGAGTAAGTACAGGCCCAACTAGTATTGATTGGCGAATCTTTACTAGATTGCACCCTAGAAAATATTCAGCCTCTTTAATGTACGTTTAGCTTTGTAACCCAAAGCCAAATAACAGGAGGATTTATCATGGCTTTTACATCCGCATCGGGTCACGGTAACTTACCTAATGGTAATTTTAGTTCCGTAATTTACTCGAAAAAAGTACAGCTTGCTTTCCGCAAGAGTACTGTTACTGGTGATATCACAAACTCTGATTATTTCGGAGAGATTGCTGCTCAAGGTGATACAGTGAAAATCATCAAAGAACCAGAAATTTCTGTGAGCAGCTATGCTCGTGGAACTACTGTTTCTGCACAAGATCTAGACGATGAGGACTTCTCTCTTGTCATCGACAAAGCAAACTACTTTGCTTTTAAAATTGATGACATCGAAGAAGCACACTCACATGTCAACTTCATGGATCTTGCAACTAACCGTGCAGCTTACCGTTTAGCTGATCAGCATGACCAAGAAGTTCTTGGTTACCTAGCAGGTTTTAAACAGTCATCTCTGCACTCACAAGCAGACACAGCTAATGACCAAGTAAATGGTT